AGAGAAAGTTAAATGTCATCAAACACCAAAAAACCTCCCCGAAAGGAGGTTTAGAGGTATCGTGGATATTATCAGAAACGGAATGTCGTCTGAATCACACCACCATAGTTATCCGAAGCTTGCTTCAGACCTTGGTTGTTAGACACATAGAAGACAGCAGGAGTAATGCTGATCGCATCGCTAACCTTATAACGATAGAACGCTTCCCACATAATTGCCTTCTGGTCAGCAGCAAGAGTAGCGGCATTACCAGGAGCACCGATGGCAAAACCAGCAGCATTACCCTTCACAAACACATCACTCCACTGAAGACCAGTGAACCAAGTCTGTGAATCGGTAGCACCATTAGGAGTCGTGCGGTTGTTGGACAGACTTACAGTGTTCCAACCATAAGCACCACTCACAGAAGGAATGATACCCGATTTCTTGGGTTGCCAGTATGCGTTGATGGCATAACCATTGGAAGTTTGGTTAGCAGCAAGAGCACCAGAACCACCACCCAGAGCATTGAAGTTACGAACACGAGTTCCTTCAGTACCATAGCGGTAACCGAAAGCAATACCATACTGAGGAGCACGATAACCAACTTGAGCAAGAGTGTTCAGAGAACCATCTTCATCAAACTGACCTTTGGTGCTGTCGTTACCATTCTGAGCAACATAGTTCAGGTTAGCAACGAAACCAGGCTTACCCTTCTTGGTGGGTTGTGCCCATTCCACACCGAAACCAGAACCAGTTGCCTTGTTATAGACACCAGGAGCACCAGCAACGGAGAAGAAGTCCAGAATATCCGACTTGTATGCGGTAGGAATCCACGCCATCTCAGTGTTACGAACCTGAGCACCAGCGGTCAGATAAACACCCTTAGCAAGAGCAGGGAAGCGATAGTAGAGACGGTCAAGCGTCATCGTGTTCGCATAGGTTTCTGCTTTGTCCAGTTTGAACAGAGAGGAAGAAGAACCAAAAGGAACGCTAGAGAAGTTGCCAGAACGCAGACGGGTCTTGAGCAGATCCTTACCAGTGAAGGAAGTATCAAAACTCAGGCGGAGGTCATAGTTGAAGGCAGTATTACCAACATTAGTGCTGTTAGCAAGACGAGCACCATCTACACCGCCCAGAACGAAGGTTGCTTCACCCTTGAGTTTGGTAGTGGTAGAGAACTGCTGTGCCTGAAGAGCAGCAGATTGCTTCTCCAGTTTGGCAACACGACCACGAAGAACTTGAAGTTCATTGGCGAACTCGGTAGCAAGACGCTGGAGTTCATCGGTAACTTCAGTTACGCGATCTAGGCAAGCATTCAGAAGTGCTGCTGCTTCAAAACGGGTCATTGCCTTACCACCAAGATAAGTTCCGTTTTCATAACCAGCAACGCAACCATAACGCTCAACAAGATTGCTGAGTGCCTGATAAGCCCAGTCGGTAGGACGGACATCAGTCAGTTGAGTGATACTTGAGACCTGCTCAGAAGAAGTATATTGGTTGACTGCTGCCATATTAAGATCTGCGGCATTCGCAGCAACAGGAGCAACCATTCCCAGAGCAACAGGTGCAAGCATCAGTTGTTTGAGTTTCATAAAAAGTTTTTTTAGTACTAAACGGCATTATACACTAGGGCACATAAACCCTGTGTTATGAATCACATAATTGACGCGAGTAGTTGGGGCGCCTCTTATGCGGTTTTATTTAGAGAGACTTAACCAATTCTTAAAAGATGATTAAGTTGACGGTATCATAGCATAACCGTATATGGTATGTCAATTAAGATACGGTTAAGGTTTTTTAAGCGGAGTATCGGAATCGAACCGACGACATCTAACTTGGAAGGATAGCGTTCTACCGCTGAACTAACTCCGCAATGGTGGGGATTTACCCAGCCTCAGAGTTTCCTCTTCACAGGCACGGAACCCCACGCACTTCACTTCACACGGACTTGTAAAGTATATGACGAAATTTGAGTTTCGTCAAGAGCCCCCGATCCGATTCGAACGGACGACCAATGGTTTACAAAACCATTGCTCTACCACTGAGCTACAAGGGCGTTTTTGACTTTAACCTTTTTCTAACAGCATTATCACTAACTCCAAACATTCTACCAGTAGCAGAATATCCGTTTTCAAGAACTAATTTTTTTAGTTCCTGATTGGTTGGCCATTCAGCAACTTCTCTACTTTTATGAGAACATTTTACTGAACAGAATGTTTGGGTAATAATTGTTAGTTTTCCACACTCTTTACAAGGGTGCTTTGGTTTTTCTGGTAAAGGTTTTTCAGAGAAACTTTCATCAAATTTTAGCACATTATCTGGGATTTTAGTAGTACCAGAATGAACTTCACGGTGACAGTTAGAACATAAACAAACACACTTTCTAAGTTCTTCAACAAATACTTGTCTGTTTGCTACAGATGCGGTTAGTGTAAAATCTTTTTGTGTGGGGTCAATATGATGAAACTCTAATGCTTCAACACATTTATTATATCCACAGATACCACACTTACCACCAAATGCATCAACTGCCCATCGTTTTCTTCTTTGACGAAATTGAACAACTGCTTTACTAGACACTCTAACCTCCAACTACATTATTATTTATAATATTTTAGAGGTTAGAACTCCCATCGTAGGTACTGCCCCTACCAATCTCCGATTAACAGTCGGGCCCGTTCGCTTGCTCGGTCGATGGGAATACTAACGGGGGTGTTGCCACCCCACTATTTTATTTGGAACTTACAAAGTTATTGATTTTATCAGCAAGTGCTTCAACTTCTTCATATGTAGGAAACTCTGGATAATCCATTTTTACATTTCTATCCCTATTCCACATTTCTGCAAGATTATAGTTTGCGTGAAACTCATCTTGAGCCTGACCGTAAGCCTGCTTGAAAATTTCAAAGCGTAGTTCGTAAGGTGTCATTTGTTTACTCCTTGTGTGTTTGTGTGTGTATGGAGAATAAATCTCCAACAGGCTCACCAGGAATCGAACCTGGAACAATTGCTTAGAAGGCAATGGTTATATCCGTTTAACTATGAGCCCCTGAGAACCTTCTTATTATACTAGTCCTTAGGGCAGTCGTCAACCCATACGGCACAAATTCTCATTTCTCCACCAAGCAGTCTCTGTGCCTCACTGCCGTCTGGTGGTTTCTCAGAATATCGTGGTTTATAACGTTTATTTGATTCTTGGATAATACGATCATACTCTGGAGTTACTTCATCAATTGCTCGATCAACATCACGTTTGACCCTACGTTCTACTTTGTTAGGATCTTGAATAAAAATCTCATTGAGAATAGTCTGTGGGAAATATTTTCTTTGAATCTCATCCAATAAGTCCCAAAGTCCATCTTCTGATGCTCCAGTGCATTGTGAGAGTGCTGCAATAAGAGTTGATAATACAACACTGAGTATTATGAGTTGCTTTTTATCTGGTTTCTTCTTACCGAAGTTAAAGTTAATCATAAGAGTACAGCACTCTTACTATGTATTATTCTACAACTTCAGTTTCGGTAAGTTCTGTGGATTGATTTTCTGTATCCTCTAGAGTAACTCCTATTTGAGTTAAATATTCAATTACTCCTTGAACCTTTAAAAGAAGTTCTTTACCTTGAACAAGTTGCTGCTCAATTGAAGATCTTTGCTGCAAAAGATTTTGAAGATGTTGCTGTTGTTCTGTCATTTTTTTAATGAAAATTTTCTATTGTTATGTATATGTATTAGTATACTCTACCTTTATAATCTATTTTTTTCCAGAATCATGCTGTGGGTGTTCATAATGAATTTTATTTGGACCAAATCCATTATCTTTAACTATGTATTTCTGATAGTGATCATAAACGCCCCTTACAAAATTTAGACTACTAATTATTATAAGAAATGAGACTATTACATTAATTCGTTTGATTGAATTAAAAATTTTTTTATCTGTTTTAATTCTTTCAACTATACTTTGCTGGTGCAAAGAAGGAACTTGGACCGATATTTGTTTAGAATATTTAAAAAAAGCATTTTCATATTCTAAATTACATATTTCATTTTTATCGAGTAAAAGTTTACTATTCGTATTACCAATTCTCTCACAAATAAAAGGAACACCTTCAATATAATCAGAAATGCTCAAATCAATTAAAAGTGGATACTTTGTTTTTGATACACAAACAACGTGAGTTTGAACTTCAGATATTTTGTCATTAATTACATCTGAACTTTCTTGTTGATATCCAACTAAATGAATTTCTGGAGGATTCTTTTTTAAAATCATTAAGGAGCATTCTTCCAGATAACAATCTATCCCATAATGTTTTAAAAGTTTTTGAATTATATCAGACATTGAATAACAATGCCCTGTTCCTCTTTGAACAAGTCCACTAGACCATAAATGATGAATTAGTGAAATTATTTTTAAATATTCAGGATCTTCTAATAATAGTTTATCAGTAGAAATCCACTGTAAATTATTTTTATCATTTTGAATATTCATTTTTTTATTTTTATATACAAATACATTTTATGACAAGGAGGAACATATGTCAAGTTCCCCCTATTATTCTATTGTATCAAACTTCTACCTTGATCAGTTTGGAAGCATATTCATGTGCATAAGATGTACGGGCACCATGATGCCCCCAACCAATCCAACTATACGCATAGTCCATATAACGATTGATAGACTTACCAGGAATTTTCATTCGGTCTTCAATCTCTTTCCATTGGACTTCATTTGTCAGATAACGAAGTTGCGTGTGAAGTGCTGATGGAGAACCACCATACTTCTTAGCAAAATCACCCAATCCATAATATCTGTTGGCAGATGTCCATTGAATCAGACCATAACCGCGCCAGCAGTTATGATAACTGGTTCTGCTACCACCTTCACAAATGTTAGGAACAAAAGTTGATTCCTGACGAATATTACCCATGATGGTAGCAAGGGCGTTTCTGTCTTTAATTCCAAGACTCTGAAAATATGCCAGAGTAGCATTTTCATTTTCATTACACCCTTTACAAATTAACCTTGTCTCTTTAGGTTTTTCGGGAGCAACCTCTCTGGTCGCTGTCTCTTCAACTACAGGGGGCGGAGGACCGTCCATTTTGTAGTTTACGAATGGCAGTGTTGCCGTCGATGTTGTAACCGTTGCCAGGAGAGGCAGGGCTACTGTAAAGATATTTTGCA